ATGTCATTTATTAAAACTTTTTCCGGGAAGCATTTTTATTATGACAAGATAAATAAAGACGACATCGTGATTAACGATATCGCAGTTTCCCTTTCAAATATCTGTCGCTTTGCAGGACATCTTTCACACTTCTACAGTGTCGCCCAGCATGCGGTGCTTTGCAGCCAGCTGGTGCCGCAGGAATTTGCTTTTGAAGCGTTAATGCATGATGCAACAGAAGCATATTGCCAGGACATCCCCGCGCCACTGAAACGACTTCTTCCTGACTATAAACGGATGGAAGAAAAAATAGACGCCGTAATCCGTGAGAAATACGGGTTACCTCCTGTTATGAGCACGCCAGTGAAATATGCCGATCTCATTATGCTGGCAACCGAACGCCGTGATCTCGGGCTTGATGATGGCTCTTTCTGGCCTGTTCTGGAAGGTATCCCGGCAACAGAGATGTTCAAAGTTATTCCACTGTCGCCAGGCCATGCCTATGGGATGTTTATGGAACGTTTTAACGAGTTATCGGAGTTACGCAAATGCGCATGAATGTTTTCGAAATGGAAGGGTTTCTTCGCGGGAAATGTGTACCGCGAGATCTGAAAGTGAATGAAACAAATGCTGAGTATCTGGTGCGTAAATTCGATGAAGTACGTGCTGAGGCTCGCAACGAGGGTATTAACTATACCGCAAGCCGTCTTGCTGCTGCTTTCAATCACGGATTTATCAATAAGCCTTTGGCTGAAGTTTTCGACGTTACACGCATGATTCTGTCAGCAAAAGAAGAGTTAGCTAATGAATCGCATCCGATTGATGGCCTGTCCGGTGAATATGCAGAGAAATCCCTTGAAGAATGGGCGGAACGGCTTCGCAAAGGAGGCAGCCAGTGACTGGACATGCAGCAATCCTCGACATGTGCTGTGGCAGTCGCATGTTCTGGTTCGATAAGAATGACGACCGGGCGATATTTAGCGATATCAGAAAGGAAGAGCACACATTGTGTGATGGACGACGCCTGATTATCAGTCCTGATCTGATAGCTGATTTTCGTGCACTACCATTTGCAGACGCATCTTTTTCGATGGTTATATTCGACCCTCCGCATCTTGAGCGTGTTGGTGATAACGCCTGGATGGGAAAGAAATATGGACGGCTGAATAAAGATACCTAGCGTGATGATTTGCGGCAGGGATTTAAAGAAGCCTTTCGTGTGTTGCGTCCATCCGGCGTTCTGATTTTTAAATGGAATGAAACGCAAATACCTGTTCGCCAGATATTGGTACTGACCGACAGAAAACCTGTTATCGGTCAACGAACAGGAAAAAACGATAAAACCCACTGGATTATTTTTATGAAATAGGCATCCAGTGAGTAGGTTCGTAAGGTTACAGATACGTATATCTGAATAATTAAATTCAGTTCTGTAAATAAAATTTAATCCTTAACCGGAGGGATTCCTGCACCCTCAGAACATCAGGAGACCGCCCGAAAGGGCGGTAATGAAAAATGGCTGAATTAACCAAATGGCTACAAAACACGATTACCGGAATTGAAACGGTAGTAGACGATAAATCGTTTGTATGTGATGAAATAGTATTCAAAATCGATGTGGTTAAAAACGTACTTACCGCATTTAAAGTCGCGCTGGTATCGCTGGAAGCCGAACCGGTGACATGGCGATATCGCTACGTGAGAAAAGGCGTTACGAACTTTCAGGAGAAGCCGTGGGTTGGTGACTGGAAATATGTACCGACAAAAGAGGATTGCAACGACAGGCCGAACTATGAAATTCAGGCGTTATTCACGGCCCAGCCTGTGCCACTGACACCCGAAGGATTGATTAAAGCGGTGCGCTTCTATGAACAGGTTAAGAGTGAAAATCCGCCAGTCGAAACCGGAGCATGGAAAGACGCTGTTGACTGGGTGCTCAAAGAGGCTTGTCAGGCTGTAAACATTGGCATCAAAGGAGAGTGAGATGAACGGACAAATATCAATTGTTCGACCGGGAACATGTGACGATCGCGAGATACGAATGATTATTCGTCTGGCGATGGGGAAAACAATAACAGCTCTCATTACTCCTGAAAATCTCGCATTAGCATTAACAGGAAAGTCAGACTTGCCAGTAGAGCTAAAGCTGCGAAATGTTGAGATTAAGGTGAAATAGTTATGAATACTCTTACCAAAGAATGGTTACAGAACACGATTACCAGCATTGAGTCAGCACGGGATGAAATACCGTTCGGACTCGATGAAGATCAAAACAACATGCTTACCGCATTAAAAATTGCACTGGCATCACTGGCAGCAGTATCGGATGAACGAGCAGCCTATGAATTATTTATGGAGAAGCGTTTCGGGGAATCTGTAGATCGCCGTAGGGCAAAAAATGGCGATAGAGAATACATGGCATGGGATATGGCGCTTGGCTGGATTATCTGGTGTCACCGCGCCGCCATGCTTCAGGGTAGCCAACCTGTAAGCCAAACTTACAACTTGCCAGAATTAATCGAAGGCATGGAAGTTTCCATTGATATAAGCACTTGTGATGCTGATTTAGGTAATCGCTATTTCGGCACCGTCACCGAAGCGTTAGAACTTGATACAGCCAAGAATGGTTACATCCTCTTGGTTCAGGACGCAGAGCCAAACTTCGATGTAAATGGCAACTCTCCGGGAACTCCGGATAGTTGGATAAGCTGTAGTGATCGAATGCCTGAAAAGGGCCAGAACGTGCTTATTTCGGTGAATTTCGATAGCTCTCTGGTTGAACCGCTAATATGCTCCGCACGCTATACCGGAAGCACCTTTCGGCGCGGAGATGCAACGATTAAGCCGGGTAATGGTATTGAGCAAGCAACTCACTGGATGCCGCTACCGGAACCGCCGCAGGAGGTGAAGTGATGAACAACTTAATGATCGACCTTGAGACGATGGGGAAAAATAAGGATGCACCGATCGTTTCCATTGGCGCGGTGTTCTTCACTCCAGAAACCGGAGACATCGGACAAGAATTCTATGCGGTTGTCAGCCTAGACAGTGCTATGAAGCAAGGAGCTACACCTGACGGCGATACCATCCTGTGGTGGTTGAAACAAAGCCCTGAAGCGCGAGCTGCAATCTGTATTGATGATACTTTGTCGATCAGCGATGCTCTCTCAGAACTAAACCATTTCATTAACCGGCACGCAGACAATACGAAATATTTAAAAGTCTGGGGTAACGGGGCCACCTTCGACAACGTAATTTTACGTGGAGCTTACGAGCGAGCAGGACAAATCTGCCCGTGGGCGTACTGGAATGACCACGATGTACGCACGATCGTTACGCTTGGGCGTTCCATCGGATTCGACCCCAAAATGGACATGCCTTTCGATGGCGAACGGCACAACGCCCTGGCTGATGCCCGTCATCAGGCAAAATATGTTTCCGCTATCTGGCAGAAATTAATTCCTGCCACCAGCACAGAATTATGATTTTCCCGGGTGCAGCCGGTTTTGATGGAGAAAATTATGAACACCTTGTTTTTACTGATGGCTGAATTCAATACCCCAAACATTGAACTCTCAGCAGTTAGCCAAAAGTACTTTGGTATGAGTCCAGCCACGGCAGAAGCAAAAGCAAACGCTTGTAAGTTGCCCGTTCCAACATATCGCATCGGCACATCACAAAAAGCAAAACGTTGCATCAATATTCAAGATCTTGCGGAATACATAGACAAAAGGCGAGAAGAAGGACGTATCGAGTGGGAACAGGTCAGAACAGTCAAACAGAAGGACAAAGAACATCACTAAAGAAAAAACCCGCCTGAAGGCGGGTTTTCAAAAAGCACCAGCTATGATCATGCTGCTTTGCGACGACGAAGCTTACCCTGCTGCTCTTTACCAGAGACAGTAGCGTGAGTGAACGCATTAGGAGCAGCCTTCATCAGAACTTCAACAGCAGCACCCATACCTGCGAATGCTTTCATTGTGTCGAACTTAACCTGTGGCTTGGTTGCTTTTTGATCTTTCATAGAAAACTCCCGAGACAGTAAAGGCGTCTCTAACCCTTTCTTTAAAGCTAGCTTGTTTCGCTAACTTATGCCAATCGATCATGTCGATTGGTGACATCGTTTCTTAGTAGTTTAAGCACAAAACGACTGCCATAGATGTACCTTTAAGGTAATCTGGACGGGTATCCTACAATTTGTAGACCCTTCTCGTCTATACCTACTGAGCAAATTTAAGAAAGATATCCTGCAGCTCATCAATGACTGCCGACATCACATAACCGCACTGTTCCATGCGGAAACCAAAAGACTCGTAATACTGCACCAGTTCTGGTACTGGCTCTACAATGTGGACAACTTTACATTCAACAGCTTTACAAAATATAAAAGCACTCATAAGAGTGAGTAAAACCATGCGCCCTTTCAATGGGTGAGATTCATCTTCTCTAGAAAACCTTTCGATCATATGGATACGAAAGATGTTTTCTTCAACCCCATAAACACAAATTGCTGCTCCTGATGGTATTCCCTGAACCCGACCTTGCTGAACAAGTTTTATGCAGAACTCATACTTTTCTCTGGAGTTGCCATAGGTACTTAACGCATAGTCCCATTCAAGCTCACCATAGCCACCACACAGAATCTTGTAATCATCATCACTGAGCGGACCAACAGCAAGAGGTAAGCCGACATGATCAATAATCAACTGGATATTGTTACGTACTGATTGACCTATCTCGTCCAGGGTAAGCATCATGGCCTCTCAAGCGGAACACTAAAAGTCGCATTATATCTCATTCTTAAGCCGCGTATGGATTACACCTTGAAATGAAAACGCCGGGTTCCCAATAGGCTCCCACAAAGTATATAACTATTTGTTTTTCAAAAACGGTACATCCTATCGAGCATTGGTGCAACGCTAAACCGACCACTCCAGTGAACGTCAGTTTTTTCAGGCATTGCGCTGGTTTGGTTGATTTTTTGCATTTCAGAATTACCGTGCATTTTCAAATGTAGAGATTATTTTATCGATATATCATGGGGTTATGTTATTCAGCATCACTATTCAGGAGGCTCAATAGCGGGGTACTATACCATAACAACAGGAAGCGCCTGTCTCATTGCAAAAGAAAATTGAGATCCTCTCAAGGCATGAAGCTCTCACGAAGTGATGGAAATAATCTTATTAGCCGTTAACTTTGTTAAGGCCAATGATAAACAATCCAGGTTCGACGATAAATAAAAAATCACACATTAAACTCTGGTGATATATCTCCCTGCTAATAGCATTGATAGAGAAAAAAGAACCCAATAAATATTGGGTCCTTTTATATAATGCCTTCCATACTATCGAAGAACTTCACATATTATTTCTCCGATTTAACCCCGAACAAATCATAAATTAATTTAGAAGTGTCTGTAAGTATTTTAATCTCTTCCTTTGAGGTTGGGTCAAACGACTTCGCGAAGCTAATTAATTGTGGTGCAGCATCTCTCATTTTGCTTAAAATATCAGGATCGAGCGTTCCTTCATTCACCAGATGTGACATCTTATCCAGATAGCCATCAAAATTCATTTCTCCCCCATCAGCCAGACGCTTCATCTCTCCCAGGTACTTCTTCATATCACGTTGAGATAATTTTTCAAACTGAGCTTTCAGGTAGCTCTCATTATTTTCATTAATATACACTGTTTCTGATAAATCTGCGTAGGCACTAGAATATGAAAGTGAAATTAACAGCGAAGCAAATAATTTTAAGCTGTTGTCATCATGTTCCTGGCAGGCATTAACAAACGTTAAAAAACCAGAACCTATTGCTTGAAAATGTATATTCGCTAAAGGTTCATTATCCTTAGATTCCTCATAAAATAGCTGAACCGTGGAGGGAAGGCCATTCTTAGTTTCTACATCAAAAGTACATTGTTCAATGGGAGTCGCATCTTTATTATCCCCAGGATTACATATACTATTAATTGCGAAATGAAAAATAGCCCGGTCAACAACTGATGCAATAAAGTCACGATCGTTTAAATCCTCATCAGTGCAATCGTCAATATACTTATTGACCCACAT